AGGTGTTCATTTTCTTTAATTTGAGTTTGGTTTTTAACATTGGCATATATGCCTCCTATTTTAAATGATTATCATAATGTAGTCTATAGAGTCTCCTTTCTGTTAGTATTTAATTATATTTGTTAAGTCAGATTTTCCCTCTGGTATGTTATTACCAATAGGTATGCTTTGTGAAAAAGAATCTTTTGATGCAGATAATGTAATTTCATGTCTTTTGAGTGGCACATCAAAATTGTGTCTTAACTTTGTAATTAGATATTTGCCTGTGTAATATTTATCATACTTTCCATCATGTTCAGTTCCAGTAACAGGAATTGTTACATTAATGGTCTGTCCTACAGAAATATTTGTACTTCCATTTATTTCCATCTTTATAGTTACCCCATCAGTCATTTCATTAAATTTAGCTTGTCTGTGCAATAGACTATTTTTGATTTGATTTGGGGCATATTCATATGCTGATGTTGGATTTGTGTGATGTGTATCAAAATTTGCTCCAGAACTTACCGAGTGTAAGTGTATTCTTGCATCTGTAAAACTACCTATTGTGTTACTTTTGTCATCAATAAAACTTTCAGAATAAACTGGATTATCATAAAAATCATCTGAATAATTTATTCTTGGAAACTTACCAAAATCTTCAATATAATTGTAAGTAGATTTATTAAAACTCTTATCATATATATTATATTCTATAATTGAAGAACCTAACATTCCAGACACAATGTTGGACAACATATCATTATTTGCAGCTATTTGAAAACTAACAATTCTACCTAATTCTTTTTCTACGTCTGGTTGCTTACCCTTGTTGTTACCAAAGTCACCTAACGAATAATCACCTTTAGTTTCCTCTGAAAATAAAGATTCTATACTTCTAAAATTAATTCCTCTTGTACTTTCATAAAACAAAAAGAATGGATTACCATCTTTAGCAGAAACAGCTTCTGTCGCAAGATTTGTTATAAAATTATATGGGTGTAGATTAGGTGATATCACTTTTCTAATACCAGCAGTTGGTTCTATGTGTAATGGTTTAAGTGTATTTACATATCTCTCATCTCTTAGAATATTTGTAACTATTTGGTCAATAGATTCTGTATAACTTTTTGATACTCTAACACGAGTATTTTTTATTATTTCTGGTGATGTAAAACTAACTTGTATTAATTGAGTGTTTTTATTTGCATCTTCTCTGACGTTAACTTTATATGTTACAAATGGTACATTAGTAAAATCAAAATCAAGTTCATCTAAACCTGGCGTTCCAACTTTTAAATACAGATATTCTTGACCAACTATTGGGCCATTCGTAATGATGTTGTCGGTATCTACGAAAGAAAAACTACCAGATAATGATGTAGAAAAAATATTCTCGTATATGTTAAATGAGAGAATTAATCCTTTTAGGTCAAATGTAACACCAGCTGAAGTTATAAGAGTAGCTTCTTTAAGTACATATTCCCCAGCATACTGAATACCAGACATTAGATAATTGATTCCTTCATTATGTTTTCAAATTCTTCTACGAATTGAGTTATAAATCTTGGGTCAAGAAGTCTTATTTTTCTTAACTCATCTTGTCTATTTTCTTCATATTGTATATTTGTAATAATAGTTGCATTAGGATAATAACTTACATCATTATCATGGATTGCTGCATTTGCATATACTTCTATAGTTTTAGTTGTATCTCCAGATGATTGTGGAATTTCATAATGATGGACTCCATTTGGATTTGGATACTTGTCTTTTACAAACTGTAAAAACTGTGAATATCTCAAAGGCCATTGATGATATACATCTGTTATATCATTTACCAATAATACAACCCAATGTAATTCTGGATTATCATACAATTTATCTGCAATAGACTCTGGTGAATCACCATCTTTAACATCATATGTGTCGTAGAAAAGAGTATTACTCTTTACTTTCTGACGAATTGCTACTCGTCTTAAAAGATTTTTAACGTCTTTTGTTTGACCTGTTCCAGTAGAGTCATATGGTATTGTTGGGAATTGTTTAAAATACATTAGTAACCCTCTGCAACTCTTTCTTTTGTAATAATTTCCATCTCTTGGAAGTTAAGTGTCATTTCTGTTACCATTGGTGGAGCTCCATCATCATCTGCTGTAAAGGTTTGATACTTACCTTCTCCACCATACTTGATGTCCATTGATTCTAACACACAAGTTGATATTTTATGTAGATAATGATTCTCTGCACCATTATACATATACTGAATGTCAAATGTGTTTGGAACTGTTAGTCTTCTGGAAGACCTATCTCCATCTACAAACTCTGGTAACATATTTAGTTTAAATGATGCAACAATCTTTCGTATCTCTTGCATTTCAGCTGAAGATTTAGGCACCATTTTAAATTGATAACTAAACTTTCTTTTACCTATACCTTTAAAAAATAGTTCCATTTTTGGTGCTTTGATATATCCTCTAGCTGCAAAGAAAACATCTTTTGCACCTTCAATGCCTGGGATAACTGATAAAAGTCCTATACCTTTATTAATCATACCTTCACCAACATTTTTACCTAATTTACTAATAGCTTCTTTTGCAATCGTCAAACCACCTTTATCAGTATTCATTAGATCATCATATATTTTAGCACCTGCTGCTGCAGCATCTCCCACAACTTCATCTTGATATTGAGCACCATATGAAACTGCAACCATTTGAGGCATATACAATGTAATCGCAGTATCCATTCTTACAGTTGCTTGTCTTTGTACTGCAACAGTTGAACCACCACTTCTCTTTGATTTTATTGGAGGACTTAAATCATCAACTTGTGTCAAAACATTATTATTAACTTGACTTTTGTGACCACTTGTATTTTTCTTTTTTGCATATTTACCACTAGAAGTTAATTCATTTAAATAGTCTGGTATTTTTCGTTCTTTTGATGCCTTTTTTGTATTTTGTTGTCCTTCAGAACTTTTAGATTCTTCTTTTCCAAAAGATAGTTTTGAGTTACTTTGTTTATTAACCATGAACATAATGTAATGTCCTTGATTTCCTAGGCCTGGACTACTTATCACATCTAATGGAAACTGAAAACTTTTGGTATCATATTTATGTCCTGAAAGTGATTTTGTGTCTGAACTAAAACCACTTTTACTACCAGTTATTCCTAATAATCCAGGCAGATTACCAGCAACTTTTCTTAATGCTTTTCCAGCTATTCCTTGTGCTGCACCTTTTAGAAAGTCTATTGCCATGTATAAATACTCCTGTAACTTCTATTTATAAAGATTAACATGGCATATCGTGGTAAATATAATCCAATAAACCCTAAAAAATACAAGGGTAATCCGTCTAAAGTGATATATCGTTCACTTTGGGAACGTAAACTTATGGTCTATTGTGATATGAACGATAAGATACTTGAGTGGGGTTCAGAAGAAATCATCATACCTTACATATCGCCTTGGGATGGTAAGATGCACAGATACTTTCCAGACTTCTATATGAAAGTCAAACAAGTGGATGGTTCTACTAAGAAGTTTATAGTAGAGGTAAAACCAAAGTATCAATGTGTATCTCCAACAACAAATCCTAAACGTAGAACTAAAAGGTGGTTGAATGAGGTTAAGACTTACACAATCAACCAAGCCAAGTGGAAATATGCAAATGAGTTCTGTGAACTTAATGATATGGAATTTAAAGTCTTTACTGAAGACCATCTGAATATAAAGTATAAATAGTAACATGGCACAGAGTAAATTTATACAATCAGTTGTTGCAGCTGCAAAAGGAAGACCAAAGTCTACACAATGGTATCGTGATAAGATTAAGGAATTTGGTAAGCCAGGTGCAATGGACTTAATACGAGATGGAAAGAGAAATAACAATCCTTTCTTTGGTCGTTTGAATATGTTCTTTTATGATCCAAAACATAAAAAGAAATTACCTTATTATGATTCGTTTCCTTTAGTGTTACCACTAGAACCATATTCAGATGGATTTCTAGGTATTAATCTACACTATCTACCTATGACAATAAGACTTCAGTTGTTAGATAAATTAGTAGACTATAGTAATAATACAAAGTTTGATGAAAGCACTAGACTTGCAGTTGATTATAGTAAACTTAAATCGATTAAATTAATTAAACCAACACTCAAGAGATACCTTTCTGGACAAGTAAAGACACAGTTTCGTAGAATAGATGCAGATGAATTTACTGTTGCAGCTTTACTACCAATTGCGAGATGGAAAAAAGGTTCTATCCAAGATGTGTATAGAGACAGTAGGAGTATGATATAATGCCAACAGGATTCGGTGGATTAATAGATGCAGTTGCATATGGTACATTAAATGAAGTACTTGGTATGGGTCGTAGTCGTGATGGTATTGCAAAAGCAAATCGTTACGAGGTTACATTGTTTCCACCAACTGGAAGTAGAGGAACAACAGCATCTGGTAACACTAATGTTTTTACAAAAATTATGGGTGAGTTGTTAGGTGATGGAACTGTTCGTGCAACTGGACTTAAATGTGAAAGTATATCTATGCCTGGTAGGAATATTGATACTACACCAGATACAAACATCTATGGGCCAGAAAGAGAGATTGCATCTGGGTATAGTTTTGCAGACATAACAGCATCTTTTCAATGTTCAACTGACTTGAAAGAAAAAAAGTATTTAGAAGTATGGCAGAAACTTGCATTTAACTCACAAACTTGGGCTATGGGTTATTATGATGATTACGTTGGAAAAGTACAAATACATACATTAAATGAACAAAATGATAGAGTGTATGGTATAGAACTTGTCGAAGCATATCCCAAAACTATAGGAGCTCAAGCTCTAGGTTATGCATCTAATAATCAGTATCTAACTATAGATGCTACGTTTTCCTACAGATATTGGAAGAACTTAACAGACGAAGCAAACTTACCAAAACCCCTACTTGATAGAATTGCAGAAAGTGCTGTGAATACTGTAACGAGAAAAATTACTTCTCAAATACCATCAGTATTACGCAGATTATAATATAATAAAGGATGAAATATTATGGCGTTACCAAAACTCAATAATCCAACCTATGAGTTGGAACTTCCCTCTACTGGAGAAAAACTTAAATACAGACCATTTTTAATTAAAGAACAAAAAATATTAATGATGGCACAAGAATCTGGAGATGAAACTCAACTGATGGAAGCTATGATTAATCTAGTTTCTGCTTGTACCTTTGGAAAAATTGATGCAAGTCTATCTCCAGTTTTTGATGTTGAATATCTGTTCTTGCAGATAAGGGCAAAATCTGTTGGAGAAACAACAGAAATTAGTATCATATGTCCAGATGATGGTAAGACACAAGTTCCTGTAAAACTAAATATACAGGATATATCTGTGAATATGACAGAAGATCATACAAATATTGTTGAATTAACAAAAGATGTAAGTATGCATTTTAGATATCCTATTTTATCTGACCTAAAAGGACTAAAAACTGGTGCTTCTGAAATGGAAACTCTGTTCCATGTCATAAATAACTGTGTAAGCGAAATACATGAAGGTGATGATGTGTATCGTAGAATTGATATGTCAGATAAAGAAGTTGATGATTTTGTAGATAGTCTTTCTGGTACACAATTTGAAAAAGTTACTGAATTTTTTCAAACTGCACCTAAGTTACGTCATGTAATTGAAGTGTTAAATCCAAAGACTAAAAAGAAAAGTGAGGTAGTTTTGGAGGGCCTCACCGATTTTTTAGAATAGGACTATCTCACGATAGTCTATTTAATTATTATAAAACTAACTTTGGTATGATGCAACATCATAAGTATAGTTTAACAGAACTTGAAAATATGTTGCCATGGGAAAGAGAAATATACGTTGGTATGTTGATTGCATACATTAAAGAGGAAGAAGAAAGAATAAAGAGAGAAGAACAACAACAAAAGAGATAGGGAGAGAGACTATGGCCGAAGTAACAAAGACTGTAGACCCAAAGATTGCTGCCAAAGACATAAATGGAGATGGACATATTTCTTTAGAGGAATATGAGTTGGATATGGAATTTAAACGTAAAGAATTAGAAGATGCAGATGCAATGAGAGATGCACAACGCAAGATGGCATGGTTTGCGTTAGGTGGTATGTTGTTATATCCATTTGCTGTTGTACTTGCAATGTCACTAGGTCTAAATCAAGCAAGTCAAATACTTGGAAGTATGGCAAGTGTTTATTTTGTATCAGTTGCAGCGATTGTCGCTGCGTTCTTTGGTACACAGGCAATGGGTAAAAAATAATGGCAACTATTGCAGAAGTAACAGCATTTAGAGAAGGTTTTGCCTCTATGACCAAAACCCTAAAAGATAATAGGGATAAAGAATCACAAGAAGCAAAAGTAAAAGCAGCTAAAGAAATATCTGATCGTATTGATGCAATGAAACAAGCACAAGCAGATGCAAACAAGGCACTTGATGCAGCAAAAACAGCTGCAAAAACATCTGCACAACAACTAACTGCACTTCGAATCGAAATGGCAAAGGCTAGTCAAGAAGATAAGAAAGGTGTGATGGACTTGATACAGGAGCAGATGAAAACAGATGCAACTGCACAGAAACAACTTGCAGCTGCAGAAGAAGCAAAAGATTCTGCAAAACAAGCAATAACAGACAGAAAAGAAGAAAAAGAAATTGCAAAACAAACTCAAAAAGATATTGAAAAATTAGCTAATATAGGACAAGAAGAAGCATCATCAAATAAAGATACGAAAGCATCAATAGATGACCAAAAAGAAATAGTTAAAAGACAATCAGAATACATTGAAGAACAAGGTGGTATTGCAAAAGACAGTAATACAATCAATCATATGAATCTTGACATAGCACAAAAAGAACTTGACCAAAGAAAAAAAATAGCAAAAAGAGATGGTATATCTAAGTCTGGTCAAGAAGAAATGAACAAAGAACAAAAGAGAATTAACTCTGAGCGTGGTACTATATTCGGTAAAATGGCGAATGGTATCATGTCTATGAAAGAAAACATTGGTAAGGTTCTTGGTACAGCAGGAAAAGGATTACTAGGTGGTGCAATCTTTCTTGCAATTGGTGCTTTTCTACAAAGTGAATATTTCCAAAAAATGGTTAACTTCATATTTGATACACTTATACCTAAACTAAAAGAATTTTATGATGCGTTCTTTGGCCCAGAAGGTGGTATAATAAAAGGTTTTAAAACACTATTTGGTGACGATAGTGGTATAGGAAGTATAGTTCTAGGAATTGGTGCTGTGCTTTTACTATTTGTTGGATTTAAGATTGCTGGTCTTATATTAGCTGTCACTTCAATGTTTGGTGGTTTTGGAAAACTAAGAAAAGGTTTAGGTGGACTTCTTGGTAAAGGTGGAAGGTTATTAGGCGCTACAAAAATGTTAAAAGGTCTTGGTAGTAGTCTAAAAGGATTTATGTCTGGTATAACAGGTTTTGCATCTAAGGGATTAGATATGGTTAAAAATGCAGGCTCTAAACTAATGAACTCTGCAAAGAATATGGCAAAAGGTGCTCTTGACCTTGCGAAAAAAGGTATAAGTGCAATAAAAGGTGGTGCATCTACTGTTGCTTCAAAAGTTGGTGGTGCTGCAAAAAGTTTATTTTCTGGTGCTAAAAATTTACTTGGAATGGGTGCCAAAACGGCAAGTGCTGGAGCTAAAGTTGGTGCAAGTGCAATAAAAGGTACTGCAAAAAGCACTGCTTCATCTGCATTAAAAGTATTTAAGGCATTTCCACGATTAGGTATGGCTGCAAAGTTAGTGCCTGGACTTGGAGCAATTATTGGTGCTGGTCAAGGTCTTGCTATTCTGATGGATAAGAGTATGTCCAAAAATGATAAGATTAAAGCATTTGGTGGATTGTTGGGTCAAGGTTTAGGTGCTGCTGGTTTTGGTGCATTAGGTGCTGCTGTAGGTACAGCTGTATTTCCTGGCATTGGAACTATCGGTGGTGGACTACTAGGTGGTGTTCTAGGTGCTTTTGCTGGAGAATCAATGGGTAGAAAAGCAGCAAGTTTTCTTCTTGGTGAAGAAACAGAAGAAGAAAAATCTGCAAAGTTTTTAGAAGGTAAAAAAAGTATGTCAGGTGGGCCGCCTGCAAGTAGTGGTTCAACAAAATCATTACAAACTAAACCTATTAAAACTGCAAAATTTGAAACAGTAAAAAGTAAATCAACATCTAGTATAATGTCTAAAGGGCAGACTGCAAGTAGTGGTTCGACAGAATCAGATATGGATGTGATTAAGACAGTTCCAGTAAATGATAATAAGGATACAGCACCTATTATAGTAAATGCACCACAAAATAATACTACGACAAATAGTGGATTTGTTGAACCAGACCCAATGTTTAGACGAAACTCACAATATGCGATATAAAAAAAAGGGGGGTTTTACCCCCCTTTAATTAACCTGCTAACTTAGCAAAGTAGTCCATAGTATCAT